AGAACCTGTCTTCTTTGCTACAGGTACAATAGTTACAGGTAAGACTTCAAAAGCAAGAGCAAAAGTTGTTGATTTTGCTTCTGGTAGTTTAACACTAACTTTAGTTTATATTGAGGGAACATTTACTGCTGGTGAAACTATTAGTGGTTTTGATAGTAATGGTACAGCAATTACTGCTATCATTAATGATAGTGCTGGATCTATTGTCGCAGGTTCTAAAGTTGTAACTGATAATTACTTCCTTGAGACAGGACAATCTGGATTTATGTACGAAACTTCTAAAGTTGTTCGTAAGAAAGGTCTTTCTACACCTATTAGAAAGTTAAAGGTTGTTGTTGATTATTATACACACTCTGCAACTGGTGATTACTTTGCTGGTCAATCATATCTGGATACAGAGTATGCAGATATACCATTCTATGAATTTAAATTCCTAGCAGATTACTTAGACTTCCGTCCAGGTGCTAAGAATTTATTCAGTGGAACTGGTACTGTAGCATCTCCAGCATATGTAAACTGCTCTACATTTGACTTTAAGTCAAGAGTCTTTAGTACTGGTGGAACTCCTGTTGCTACTGTATTTGATATTCCTAAGTTAAACAGTAACTTCCGTTGTGACTTTGATTGGTATCTACCTAGAGTTGATAAGGCATTCCTTACTCCTGATGGTAAGTTCCAAATCGTCAAAGGTAAGTCCGCACAAGCACCTCAAGAGCCAGATGATGTTAAAGATGGTATGCTTCTAGCAGTTATAAACCATAAACCATATGGTTTTGACCCTGAAAGAGATGCTGCTATAGTTCGTTCTGACCATAGACGCTACACCATGAAAGACATTGGTGCTATTGAGCGTAGGTTAGATCAAGTTGAGTATTACACTTCTCTGAATATGCTTGAGAGTGATACTTTCAACACACAAATTATTGATGCTGATGGTAAGAACCGTCTTAAGAATGGATTTATTGTAGATGACTTCTCTGATCATGGAAAGTCTGCTACAGACCATGAAGATTTCGCTGCATCTGTAGACTTTACAGAGGGTGAATGTCGTCCATCACATTATACAACTAATATTCCTCTTCAAATTAATAATACATTATCTACTAACTTCCAGCAAACTGGTCCAATTTTATCTCTTCCATATACAGAGAAAAAGATTATTGAGCAACCTTATGCTTCTAGGGTAGAGAATGTTAACCCATTTAACGTCTTTACATATATTGGACGTATTACACTTCTACCATCATCTGATGATTGGGTAGATACAGAGAGACTACCTGCTAGAGTCCAGCAAATTGATGGTGACTTTGAGGCAGTTTCGTCAGAATTAAACGTTGATCAAAATGGTTTTGCTCCTGTTCAGTGGAACGCTTGGAGAACTGTTTGGAGTGCTGTTAGAACTACTGGATCAAGAACTGTTCATAACCAGCATTGGTTAGAAGAAGACGTTGGACGTTCACCTAACCCAGATGTTTGGAATGGTCGTGGTATGCGTCGTATTAACAGAGTTTCTGTTATTGAATCTAATACCATACAAACTAGAACTGGTATTAGAACTCGTGTTGTACCTAGGATTGATAGAGAATCTTTAGGTGATAGTATTATTTCCACTTCAGTTATTCCTTGGATTCGTTCCAGAAACATTGAAGTAGATACTGCAAGACTTAAGCCAAGAACACAATTCTATTCATTCTTTGATGGTAGAAATGTTGATGTCTATATGACACCAAAACTAATAGAACTTATCAAAGATCCTACAATTGATACAAGAACTAACTCAACACCATTTGTTGTTGGTGAGACTGTAACAGGTTCTATTAGTGGATGTAAGTTTAAAGTTGCTGCACCAAATGACTTCTTTGTGTATAGTCCATATGATGACACTACACTTCCAACTTCCTATGCTTCTACTACAGCATATTTAAACATTGATACTGATGCACTTGCTAAACAGGCAGTGGGTGAGTACTTTGGTAACATGCAAGTAGGTGAGGTACTAGAAGGAACTTCTGGTGCTAAGGCAGTTGTTAAGGATCGTCGTCTAATTACAGACCGTTTTGGTAAGTTAAAGAATTCATTCTTTATTCCAAGACCTGCTGTAAATACTAATCCTCGTTGGAGGACAGGTACTAGATCACTTAGACTAACTACACATGAGTCTGATTCACGTGTAGGTGGAGTTGTTGCTTCTTCTGCTGAAGCAGAATATGAAGCAAACGGTACTCTAAACAGAGTACGTGAGAATATCCTCGCTATTAGAAATGCTGAAATTGTACGTGACACAGTTAATGATACTAGAACAGTTCGTACAACTAGAGAAGAAGTACGACAGATTGGTTGGTATGACCCTCTTGCTCAATCCTTTATTGTTGATGAGGAAGGTGGAGTATTCTTAACTTCTGTTGATGTATACTTTAATACTAAGGATACTAATATTCCAGTTTCTATGCAAATTAGAACAATGGAAAATGGATATCCTACAAAGACTATTCTACCATTCTCTGATACTACTATAGAACCAACAAATATTCAGATCTCTGAAACTGGTTCTGTTGCAACTAAGTTTACATTCCAAGCTCCTGTTTTCATTGCTCAATCAGTAGAACATTGTTTTGTTCTATTGTCTGACTCTAACGAGTATCAGGTTTGGATTTCAAGGATGGGTGAATTGGATGTTACTGGAGATAGAACAATTTCAGAACAACCTTATGCTGGTGTTCTATTCAAATCACAGAACGCATCTACTTGGACTGCTGACCAATATGAAGATTTGAAGTTTACTATTAATAGAGCAGAATTTACTACTACAGCAATGTCGAATATAGTACTTAATAATGCTAAGTTGGATGTTGGTAATGGTGGTGTATTAAATCTTAGAAATGATGCTGTTGAAACAGTAGTTCCTTCAATAGATCTATTACAAAATACCGCATTAACATATACTGTTGGTGCTAGAGTTTATCAAAAGACTACACTTGCTGAAGGTACTATTAAGAAGGTTGCTGTAGGTGCTGGTGGTGCTGCACTACTAACTGTTGATGACATCAGTGGTACATTCGCACAAGGATCCGCTACAGGTGGTGTTATTACTAACAGACTTGTATCGTCTAAGACACTTGCTACTATGACCGTTACAGGTGCTTCTGGGGACTTTACAGTAGGTGAAACTATTACTGGAAGTACATCTGCTGCTCCTACTGCAGAAGTTGTTACTTGGACATCTGGTACAAACACACTAACATTGAAGTATGTTTCTACTAACTTCACTGCTGGATCTGAAACAATTACAGGTGGAGGATCCTCTGTAACTGCAACAGTTAATACTATTACGTATACTGGTGATGCTACTGCAGGTGGTACTCCAACTGTTCAGGATGCTTATCCTCAGTCAACTCCTACATTCTCAGCAGCAAATAGAAAGATTAAAGTTTATCATAGTAATCATTGTATGCATTCACCTTCTAATAATGTTACTTTAAGTGGTGTTATTTCTGAAGTTTCTGATACATATCTAACTGCTGCAATATCTAATTCTGATACAAGTATTGCTGTAAATGATGCTAGTGCATTCCATAAGATTATTAACGGTACTGCAATTGGTGCAACCAATGTAGGATATATTAAGATTAATGACGAAATCATATCTTATAGTGCTATTAGTGGTGATAATAAAACCATTACAGCACATGAGAGGGGATTAAGTGGAACTACTGCTGTATCTCATGCTGATGAGTCTGTTGTTAAATGCTATAACTTAGATGGTATTCCTCTAACAGAAATTAATAAAACTCATACTGGAATACAAAGTCCAACTTTAGATAGTTACGAATTAACAACTACATCTATTGGTAGACTTGGAATTAAGTCTGGTGGTAATTCAATATATGCCACACAGAATATTCAATATGAAACTATAGTTCCTCAGATAGAAAGAATGATTCTTCCTGAGACTGAAATTACTGCTAGAGTTAATGTGATTTCTGGAACTTCTATTAGCGATGGTGCAACTACTACAGAAGCATCCTTCTCTAATGATGGAGTCTTTAGTGATATCACTTTAAGTGAGAACAATGAATTATTAACACCTGCTCTTATATGTTCTGAGATTAATGAATCTTCTGAACTTAGTGGTGCTAAGTCCTTTAGAATGGACTTAACTCTTAAGAGTGATAAGACAAATATTTCACCAATTATTGACACTGATAGGTTATCTACTGTACTTGTTACAAATAGAATTAACAATCCTGCGGATACTGATAGTGCAACCCTAGCAGTAGGAGATAAGCATGATGCTGTATACATTACACGTGTTGCAAATCTTGTTAATCCATCTGGATCTATCAAAGTTATGTTTGCGGGATACCGTCCACCAAACACAACAATTAAGGTTCTATATAGAGTGAGACCTGTTGGATCCTCATCTTCAATTGATACATATGGGTTTGAATACTTCCCAACTAATACTGCGAAGATTCCTGTAACAACAGAAAGAAAAATATTCTTTGATTATGAATATGAATCAACTGGTTTGAACTTTGATCAGTATCAAATTAAGGTCTTATTCGTATCACCTAATCAGGCACTTGTTCCAGTAATAAAAGATTTCAGAGCAATCGCTCTTGCTGTATAATGAGTCAAATTCCAGTTAAAGATGCAGAACATTGGTTTAGGGATTCCAATACGGGTTCCATTCAATGTAGTGATTCCTCAACGTACGATAAGTACATGAGAGCATATCATGCTAGTCAGCAGAAAAAAATGGAATTTAACACTTTACAAAAAGAGGTTTCTGAGTTAAAATCAGATATGGATGAGATCAAGTCCCTTTTAAAAACGTTAGCTAACAAATCATCATGACAGATTCTGCAAATGCGCCAGTGGAAAAAGTATCGCAAGACAATATGCTTGCACAGTTTCAAACAAGACTTAAAGGTCTAGTAGAAGAAAACCAACAACTTGCTGCAAAAATTAAAGAGAATGAAGTAGTTGCACTTAAATTACAAGGTGCTATGGAAGCATTAGAATATTATGGAGCAAAAGCTCCTGAACCTGAAAGCGGGACAGTTGATAACCTAGTTACAGACGAGTCTCCTGGCGAAACAACTGAAAAATAATCAAGGGGGACGCAAGTCCCCTTTTTTAGTGGCATAAATAACTTGGAAGCATGTTCTCATTAGAGTTGTCCTAAAAAAATGGCAAATAGAATTCAATTAAGACGAGGTGGTGCCCAAGAATGGGCAAACTCCAACCCTACATTAGCACAAGGCGAATTAGGGATAGAACTAGATACTGGACGATTTAAAATTGGAGACGGCGTTTCAGCGTGGAACTCTTTGAGGTACGAACGTCCCGTTGAATCGACATCTAACACTGCAAATACATTAGTACAGAGAGACGCAGACGGTAATTTTGCTGCAGGTACTATTACATCAACTTTAATTGGTAACGCTTCAACTGCTACTAGACTTGCTTCAACTAGGCAGATTTCATTAACAGGTGACATACAAGCTTCTGGTGTATTTGATGGTTCTACAAACTTAAGTCTTGCCACTACATTAGAACTTCTTTCAACTCTACCTCATTATGATGGTACTGCTGGATCTTCTGCTACGTATACTAAAGTAACAGTTGATGCTCATGGTAGAATTACAAATGCTTCAACTCCTTCAACGTTAGCAGATTATAACCTTAATGGAACTGTAGAAGGTTCATCTGCACAACCATATGATTTAGACCTTGTTTCTGTTGCTGGTCTTACTACTACTGGTATGATCTCCAGAGCAAGTGCTGGTAATATGCAGACTAGAACTATTACTGGTACTGCCACAAGAATACAAGTTGATAATGGTGCTGGTCTTGCTGGTAACCCAACCATTGACTTAGTTGCAACTGCTGTTACTGCTGATGATTATAATACAGCAAGTACAACATCTGTTGCTGGATCAGAAACGGTTAATGCAATACAGGCAACTGTTGACACTTATGGTAGACTTACTGCAGCAGCCACTGTACCTATTGCAACTGGTACAGAGGGAACACTAGCATCAGCATATAATAATGCCTCAACCTATACCCGCGGCTCTCTCATCACTAATGCGTCGAAGCTTTATCAATCCATTGCAGCGATTAGTGCGGGAGCTGGTGCACCAACTCATTCAGATACTAGCGATACTGGAAACTGGAGATATCTTGGTGCGACTGCGACACCGCAGAAAGGTCTCGCTTCCTTTGCACAGGAAGACTTTGACGTATCTGCAGCAGGTCATGTTACTCTCGCTGCTGCTGGTGTTGACAATGCTCAACTTCAAAACAGTAGAATTTCCTTCGCTGATGGGAATGCGAAAGAGGACTTTGACCTCGACCAAGAACTAACTGCTACTACAGGATATCGTGGATTCAATAAACTTAATTATGTCAAGATTAATAACACAAGCGGTACTTTACTGTTTGGCGCAAATAATACGGGTGATGGTGGTGCTGGAGAGATTGATGTCAACGTCAGATCCTATTTCAGTGATCCAGACATTACCTTCGACGGAGGGGTTGCACAAACTCTAAACAAGACTGGTGATGGTAATCTTACCCTCACAACTACACAGGACTCAACTTCTGCAAGATCTTTAACTATTTCAGCATCTAATGCTGGTTCAGGTACAAGTACAGTAGCAATTACTGCTGAAGATGTTGTAGATATCCAAGCATCTGATGGAACATCTGGTAAAGTTCATGTAGAGAATATGAGAGTGCAAGGGGATTACCTTGCCTCAACAGGAACACTTAAATTAGATCCAGGTGATGATAGAGCTGTCACAGGATTAGTTCAAATATTAGGAAACCTCCAAGTAGATGGAACAACTACAACTGTTAACTCAACGACTACAACCGTTGATGACCCTATTTTTACTCTTGGTGGTGACACTGCTCCTACTAGTGACGACAATAAGGATAGGGGAATTGAGTTCAGATATTACGATTCTCAGGCGAGACTTGGCTTCTTCGGTTATGACGACTCGTATACTGATCTTGGAAGCCATGCAGGAGGATTCTCATTCCTCTACAATGCCTCACAAGCATCAGCCGAAGTCTTCACTGGAACAGATGCTGGAATTAAAGCAGGAAATTTAAAACTTACAACAAATACTAACTCAACATCTAATACTACTGGAGATTTGGTAGTAGCAGGTGGTGTTGGTATTACTCAAGATGTTAATATTGGTGGATTATTAGATGTCGATGGCACATTCCGTGCTAATAGTACCTCTCGTTTTGATGACACTATTGTACTGCAAGGTGCTTCTAAGTCCTTCCAATTTAAGAATGGTAGTGGTACTACTAAGAGTGAAATTCATACAACATCAGGTAATGCAGAATTTGGTGGTGTTGTAACAGTCACAGGTAATACAGATTTAAATTCAAATTTAAACGTTGCATCTTTAATTCATTTTGAATCAACTGATGAGCCTAACGTTGCTCTAAACAATAGTAATAATCTCTATGAGATACAGAGTTCTGATTATGGTGCAGTAAGATGTGATGGTGGTGGATTCTTTGATAAAGATGTACTATTCAATAGTGACATTTATCTAAACGGTAACTTCAACCAGAGAGATAGTGGAACTGAGAGTTGGGGTTTACGGAACTGGCTGCAGGTTCGTTATAAGATTCGTGCTGGTTCAAGTGTTGCTTACAACCCAACTTATGCTACACACAATACTTCTAACCTAAGAGTATATGGTGGTGGAGGTATTGCTCAGAATTTACATATTGGTGCTACAGGATCTGGAGAAGGTCTTTTCGTTGGTAAGAAAAATTCTGGAGACACAGTTAAGTTTAGTGTTCTAGGTGCTACAGGTAATACAGATATTCAAGGTACACTTGATGTTGCTGGTAATACAGAATTTAATGGAACTGTTGATGTAGATGCAGATTTCGCTGTTAGAACTGGTACAACAGATAAGTTTACTGTTATTTCTGCCTCTGGTAATACAGATATTCAAGGTACTTTAAACGTTGAAGGTGCTACAACTATTGATGATACTCTTAATGTTACACAGGGAGTTGACTTAGATACGACATTGAATGTCGATGGTGCTGCTACTTTCCAAGACAATGTTACGATTAACGCAGATAATAAGTTCTTCAAGATCCAAAATAATTCAGCGGCTGACAAGTTTACAGTCGATACTGATAACGGCAACACTGTTGTTGCTGGTACTCTTGATGTTACTAGCTCCCTCGGTGTTGATGGAGATTTTGATGTTGCTACTAGTAAGTTCACTGTTGCTAGTGCCACTGGTAATACTGTTATTGACGGAACTCTTACTGTAGATGAGCAAGTAACAATTACTTCTGGAGTCACAATAAATGACGCTAATAAAACATTTACGATCCAGAATGGGGCTGGTACTCCTGTTACTAAGTTTGAAGTTGATACTGACAACGGTAACACTAACATTATTGGCACACTCACAGTTGCTGACGCAACTCAAATCAATAGTACATTAGGTGTTTCTGGTATTGTAACTGGTACACTTAACACTGAACAAACACTTACAGGAACATATGCTGCTGATGGTGCTACGAGACTTGCTGGTGGTGTTGGAATTGCCAGAAACTTAGCAGTTGGTGGTGGAGCAAGAGTTTATGGAAATACCGAATTCACTGGATCTATTGATGCTAATTCAAGTGCTGACATTGCTGGTAATCTTACTATTAGCAATACTCAAGACGTAACATCATTTGGAGATGCTTCTGTTGCATTAAAGGTTGACGGTGGTGCAAGAATTTCTAAGAATGCTTATGTTGGTGGTGACTTCGTAGTCTACGATAACGCCAATACACGTAACGCATTTATGGTAGATGTAAGCACAGGAGATGCTACTCTACACAACGATATGACGGTTGGAGGTAACCTAACTGTAAATGGATCAACTACAACTACAAACAGCACAGTCGTTACTATCGATGACCCTGTGTTTACTTTGGGAGGTGACACGGCACCCTCATCCAACGACGCTAAGGATCGTGGTATTGAATTCCGCTATTACGACGGCTCAGCGAAAATTGGTTTCTTCGGTTATGACAGATCAGCATCCCAATTCGCATTCGTAACTAGTGCTACTAATACTTCTGAAGTATTTGCTGGTACAGACGGTGCTTTAAGGGCAGGATCCCTTAATCTAACTGGTGCTGGAACAGGTCTTGATGTTGATGGAAATGCTAATATCGATGGTACTTTAACTGTTGATGGTCAAGGTACATTCCAAGTTGCTCAAGGTACTGCTCCATTTGCTATTACTTCAACTACTAAGGTTGCTAACCTTAACGTTGATTTACTAGATGGCATGAACACTGCTACTGCTAATACAGCATCTACAGTTGTTAATCGTGATGCATCTGGTAACTTTGCTGCAGGAACAATTACTGCTGCTCTAACAGGTAATGCATCTACAGCAACGACACTTCAAACTGCTAGAGATATTGCACTTGCTGGTGTTGTTACTGGTACTGTATCCTTTAACGGTAGTTCTAATGTAAGTATCACAACAGTCTATGCTGATGATGATATTACTGCACTTGCTGCACAGTCTGGCACAGGATATATGGTCAGGACTGCAGCAAACACTTATGCTCATAGAACACTTGCTGTTACAGCATCCTCTGGTATTACATTAACAAACGCTGATGGTGTATCAGGTAACACAACAATTAACGTTGCTTCTACAGCATCTAACTCTGCAAATAACCTAGTTCTACGTGATGGATCTGGTAATTTTGCTGCTGGTACTGTTACTGCTAACCTCGTTGGTAATGTAACTGGTGATCTAACAGGTACTGCTGATTTAGCAACTGCTGTTACTGCAACTGCTAATAATACGACAAACGAGACAGTATATCCAACATTCGTTGATGGTGCTACTGGAACTCAAGGAATTGAAACTGACACAGGATTAACATACAACCCAAGCACAGGAGTTCTAACAACTACTCAGGTAACTGGTAATCTTGTAGGTGATGTTACTGGTGATGTAACAGGTAATGTAACTGGTAATGCTTCTGGTTCTGCTGCAACTCTTGCTACTGCTAGAACAATTGGTGGTGTATCCTTCGATGGTTCTGCTAACATTAACCTTCCAGGTGTCAATGCTGCTGGTAACCAAGATACGTCTGGTAATGCTGCAACTGCTACAAACTCAACAACATTTACTGCTACTGCTAATAACAGTACAGCAGAAACTGTTTATCCTGTATTTGTTGATGGTGCTACAGGAGCACAGGGAGCAGAAACTGACACAGGACTGACATATAATCCAAGTACAGGTGTATTAACTACAACATCCGTTACGGGTAACCTCACTGGTAACGTAACAGGTACGGTTTCCTCTCTATCCAATCAATCTACTACTGCTCTTAGTGAAGGAACAAATCTTTATTATACAGAAGCAAGAGTTCAAGCAAAACTTGACAATGCTTATGCACAACTTAGTGCTATGCTGAATAACCTTGCTACTGCTACTACACTAACATTAAATCTCTCTGGAGACCCAACACCAGGTGTTGTTGTGACACTTGGAGCCATTACCGCTAGTGGTCTTGGTGGCTTTACTGCAGCAACCAACGTTGCAACTACTGGCGGATCTGGATCTGGATTAACTGTTGATACTACGGTTAATGCTGCAGGTGCTATAACTGCTCTTGCTCTGAACACTGCTGGTACTCAATACGAAGCAAGTGATTCAATATCAATTACCAACCCTAATGCAGGTGGTGTTTCTACACTTAACTTGGGTACTTTATCGGGTGGTACTGGATATGCTAACGGAACTGCCATTGCAACTACCTCTAGCGGTTCAGGAACAGGTGCTACACTAGATATTACAACTTCTAATGGTGTAATCACTAACGCCACTGTGAACGCTGCTGGATCGGGTTATGCGATTGGTGAGACTTTAACCATTGCTAATGCTAATGCATCTGGTGCTAAGACTCTTGGTTCCATCTCTAATGGTGGTACAGGATACTCTAACGCAACTGGAGTTGCTACAACTTCTGCTGGATCTGGTACAGGATTGACTGTAGATCTTACAACTTCTTCTGGAGTTGTTACAGGAGTTACTATCAATAATGATGGATCTGGATATGCTGCTTCTGAAGTAATAACAGTTACCAACGCTAATGCATCTGGAGTTAAGACTCTTGGATCTATTAGTGCTGCTGGTACTGGATACACTACTGCATCTGGAGTTGCTACAACTACATCTGGATCAGGAACTGGATTGACAGTTGATGTAACAGTTTCTGCTGGTGGTGTTGCAAGTTTAACAATTAATAATGATGGATCTGGATATGCTGCTAGTGATACCATTACAGTTACCAATGCTAACGCATCTGGTGTTAGAACAATGGGATCAATAACTGCTGCAGGTACTGGATATACTGAAGGAACTACCACTGGAGTTACAACAACTGCCAGCGGTTCTGGAACAGGATTAACACTTGATGTTACTGCTGATGCATCTGGAAATGTTACTAGTATTGCGATTAATAACGACGGTTCTGGTTATGCAGCATCTGAAGTTATCACGATTGCTGGTTCTGGTAATGGTGATGCTACAACTACTGTTTCTGCCATTCATGGTAGTGCAGCAACGTCATCTGTCTCTGCTATTCACGGTAGCACTGCATCCTTCCCTGTATCCGCAATTCATGGAAACGGTGCAACACTTAATACTGCTACTGTATTCACTAATGCTACATTTGCTCTATCTGATATCACAACGATGGAAGTTGGTGCAACGGTAACAGGTGGAACCTCTGGTACGACTGCTAAGATTACTGCCCTTGGCACTAATGCAATTACAGTTGATACCGTTGACGGATTCTTCAAGGTCGGAGAAACCGTTGGTGCTAATGATGTAACTAACTTGACTATTTCCTCATTCGCTTAAAATAAATGTCTGCTACACAACCTGCTAGTAAAACTGAGTTAAAGAATTATGCTCTTCGTAGATTAGGGTATCCTACGATAGATATCAATGTAGCGACTGAGCAACTGGATGACTTGGTAGAAGAAGCAATTGATTACTATCAAGAGTATCATTACAATGGAAGTTATCGTGCTTGGATGAAGGTTGAGGTTACTGATGCAATTAAAACTGCAGCTCAATCAGAAACTCAGCAAGGATCAACTAATTGGTATCAAGAAAACAATTATATTGATACACCTCCAGGACTATTAGGTATCAATCATGTATATACAAGTATTGGTGCTTCAAGTATAGTTCCAGGTAATATATTCAATATTAAATATCAAATCTTTTTGAATGACATCTATGCGATGACGCATGGACAAATCTTACATTATTTCTTGACTTCTCAATATCTTGAGACATTAGATTGGGTTACTAACTCTCAACAAAATCGTAGGATAGGGTGGAATGAACACTCAGGTAGATTAAGTATGGATATGGATTGGAATGAACTCCAAGCAGGTGATTATATTATGGTTGACTGTACATTAAGACAAGATCCTACTACATACACTAGTATGTTTAATGACAATTGGCTAAAAGATTATGTTGAAGCCTTGTTCCAACAGCAATGGGGACGTAACCTTAGTAAGTATGATGGCATTCAAATGTTGGGTGGAGTAACACTCAATGGTCGTCAGATTCTTGAGGATGGCAGTCAGTATAAAGTAGATCTTGAGAAAGAACTACGTGATCGTTATGAATTACCACCGTTAGACTTGATTGGATAAACTATGGCAATTTCTAACTCGCCAGCACAGGACTACGTTCAGTCTGATTATACGAACTCTGCCCGTTTAAATATAAACGGATCTGCTCAAGAGCAGAAGTTCATGGAAAACCTTATCGTAGAGAGCATTGAGATTTATGGGCAAGACATATATTATGTACCGAGGACTGTCGTCAATCGTGACACGGTTTTCGGAGAAGATTCGGACGGCAAATTTGAATCGGCAAAACCAATCAGAGCATATGTCAATAATGTCGAAGGATGGGAAGGCCAAGGCGAATTACTTACAAAATTTGGAGTACGCATCGAAGATAAAACGACGTTTATATTCTCCCGTGAAAAGTTTAAAGAAAAGGTTGACGACTCTACAACACTTAATGTCGAAGGAAGACCCAACGAAGGGGATCTAATTTGGTTCCCAATAACAAAGCATTTATTTGAAATACAATTTGTAGAAGTCGAACGTCCTTTTTACCAGTTAGGTAAAGGGTATGTTTGGGAATGTCAATGTGAACTCTTCGAGTACAGTGACGAGGAGATTGACACTGGTATTGCTGCTCTTGATGCTATTGAGACTGCCTTTGCTAATGCTATTACAGTTGGTCTTGCTACTGGTGGTAGTGGTGACTTTACAGTTGGTGAGACTGTAACAGGTGGATCATCTAATATAACTGCTGAGGTTAAGTCTTGGGATTCTGCTACCAGAACTCTTATTGTTATTAACCGTTCTGGTACATTCACAGTACCAGAAACACTGACAGGTGGTACTTCAAGTGCTTCTTGGACAACGGCTACATATAATACGATAGATAATAAAGCAGTCACCTATGATCAAAACTATGAGTTTGAGACTGCAGATAACGATATCATAGACTTCTCTGAGGCCAACCCATTTGGAACTGTTGGCAGATCTACTGACTTAACAATCTAATGCTAGGAACCTATTCATATAACGAGATATTTCGCAAGACTATCGTTGCCTTTGGTACTCTATTCAATAACATAGAGATCAGAAGGCAAGATGAGGTTATGAAAGTTCCTCTAGCTTATGGTCCTAAGCAGAAATTTTTAGCACGGTTAGATCAGAATCCTGATCCTACTAATAAGAGAGTACAGATAACTCTTCCTAGATTATCCTTTGAGATAAATGGGGTGAATTATGATTCCTCTAGGAAAGTTTCACCGACACAAAAGATTAAATTTAAAAAGGATGTAGATGAAAACAAGAATGCTTTCATGCCAGTCCCGTATAATATTGGATTTGAGTTAGCAATTATATCAAAGAATCAGGATGATGGATTGCAAATCATTGAACAGATTCTTCCTTTCTTTCAACCTCACTATAATCTTTCAGTTAAACTTCTCACAACTGTAGGTGAGACAAAGGATGTTCCTGTAGTTTTGCAGAACATAGATTATGAGGATGACTACGAAGGCGATTTCGCAAATCGCAGAGCTATTATATACACCTTAACATTTGTTGCAAAGACTTATCTATACGGTCCAATGACTGATAGTAAGGTTATCAGAAAGACTATTACAGATTACTATGCAGATACAAATACTTCTACAGCACCTAGACAGGTACGTTATCAGGTAACCCCTGAGTCACAGATTGATAGAGATGCTGCTTCAGTAACAACTCTAACCAATTCAATAACTACTACCGATGGTATTATTACTGTAGGTAGTGTATCACCATTCTCAGTAGGGGATGAGATGCAAATTGGTACTGAGGTTATGCATATTAATAGAATAGTTGGTAGTACATTACATGTTAACCGTGCTTGGTATACAAGTACTGCTGCTGCTCATGCTGCAGGTGCAAGTATCCTTAAGATAGATGCTGCTGACCATGCACTATTAGACTCTGATGATGACTTTGGATTCGGAGAAATATATTCTGAGTTCACTGATATGAAGAAGCGTAATCCTGTAACTGGAGCAGATGAGGCAATTTAATTATGACAAATCCCTTTGGTGGTTTAGAAAAAGCATTTGGTGATGAACCATCTGAACTTCAAAAACATGTAGAATCTGTTAAATCAGAAATTAAAAAGAGTGAGACACCTGATGTCCTGCAGGACTATGAAATTTCTCGTGCTCAACTACATAACTTAGTAATGAAAGGGCAGGAGGCAGTAGATGGAATACTTGATGTGGCACGAGCGTCAGATCATCCTCGTGCTTATGAAGTTGCTGCAACAACAATTAAAGCAGTCGGAGATGTAACAGATAAATTAATAG